AATAATAACATCAAGGTCCAGAAATACAAATCTTCCAGTAGGATTATCATCAGCAAAATTATGAGTATTAAAAACAAAAGTCTTAGGGCGATCCCAACAACGAGCCATACCGTATTTAAAATTATCACTACCAAACCAATACTTAGGATGAATACTATCAATGTCAGGAAAGTCAATTACTTTAATCTCTTCATCAAGACCCTCAGGGTGTTCCGTGTAGCAATAGAAGTGAAAGTCAAACTTCTCAGAATCAGTATGACGCTTTGCCATGTTCTTTAATTTATTTACAAAATGAGGACCATACTTAGTTCCCCACTTACAGCAAACATAATTTACACGCATCTCCATAACCTCAATAAGTCTTTGTCTTTTAAGTCTTTAAGTTTTATTTGTTTCTTTGCGTCAGGATGTGGTGTATTATCAATATTAAATATACAAACTTTAGCATCGGGTCTGTATTTAAATAGTTCTAAATCATTTGGAAATTTCATGCCCCTATTATATGAATACAACCAGTCAAAAGGAATGTTAGACCAAAAGTCTTTTTGTCTCCAATAGTGGTAGTTGTCACTGCCTTTGTAGAATGTTTTGAACACCATTTCATCATCAAACAAAACTTCTTCATATATTTTTTGACACTGATCAGAATTCCATAACATCATGCTTGAGTTAAAGAAAGTGCCTCTCATATCTATAAACAATCTTTCGTGTTTTTGTTTGGGGTTTTGCCAATTGGAATGTGCAATTCTTGGCTTTTCTGCAAGTTTATCTATGTCATCAATATTGTTTTGAATGATAACATCTAAATCAAAGTAACACCACTTGCCTTCATATCCAAGCCATTTATGCGAGTTGAACACAAGAAACTTTGCTCGGTCCCAACAATACAATTCTTTACCGAACCAATGATCAGGGTGCAGTACACCATCATCGGGAATAGGAAAACAGTCTGCTAGAATACCTTCATCATCATCTGTATAACAGGTGAAAGTAAATTCTTTTGTATAATTTTTCTCAATCATATTATAAAGATTATTCACATAGTCAGCGGAGTACTTACTACCCCACTTGATGCATACAAAGTTCATGCTCATATTCTTTCTCAATATCCGGGAAGTCAGCTTGCCCGTTTAATAATGCTATCGTGTATTCAGGTTTGTATTTATTACCTGAAAACTTAAATGAATATATCTCACTCTCAGGAAAATGTTCAAATGTAAAGTTTTCATGGTACAAAAATCTATCATCACCTGCGTATTTAACCATGTAATAGTCTTGATTCTTTTCCCAATAATCATATATATGTCTAGCATTTTCCCACAACATTACACTGGAATTAAAGTTGCTTAGGTAATTATAAGACCATCTTTTGTCTTTATGATAAGGAAAATTCTTATCTTTCCAATAAGTATAACAAATAATAGGATTGCTGTCAAGCATTTCAAATAAATGATCTAAATTATTTTGTATTCTTATATCCAAATCTAGATAAAGTATTTTTCCGAGATTGTTTAATTTAAATAATTTTATCTTTTCCCAGTGACCTTCTATTTCAGTATCAGTTGGTATTGTATAAATATCAGGGTATAAACCAGTGGGGTTATCCGTTACGCACACATAGTTATATTTACCATCTGTGGCATCGTATATTCTATTTACATCTGCGGATGTATACTTGTTTCCATATTTTAATGTTAGAATTGTATTCATATTAAGAATTCATTTTTTATAAATATTGTATCAATAAAGGATGCTTGTAAATGGCTGCAATACAAAATATAGTTATAGATCAAGGAACAACATTTTCTTTGATATTTAACATAACAAATGCGGATGGCACAGCCAAAGATTTAACTAGTTACACGGGTTCTTCACATTTAAGAAAAAGTTATTATACTAATACTTATACTGCATTTACTGTCGCTAAAGATAATCTAGAAGGTGAAATTACAATTTCGCTGACGGCAACACAAACTAGTGCTTTAAAAGCAGGCAGATATGTATATGATGTAGAAATTGTAAACAATGTTGAAACTTTAAGAGTGTTGGAGGGAATCATAACTGTAACGCCTGAGGCAACCAGATAATGGCTATCAATGTAAACGTGCCTGCTGCATCTGTCGTTACCAAAGTAAGCGTACCTTCTGCATCTACTAGAATAACAACTATTACTAGAACACCTGGATCTCAAGCCTTAACTAATGCAAAGTTAGAAAATTTAGCGAATGTAGATCCTACTGCGATTCTAGAAGATGGAGATACATTAGTGTATGACATAACATTACAAAAATGGGTTCCTACAGCATTAACCGCAATAACTGGCAACGTAGATGGTGGAACGTATTAAAAATAATAATAATTTATAACCAACAGAGGAAATGCAATGTCTACAATTATTCAGATCAAACGTTCAACCGCAATAACAGCACCGGATACCGATGACTTAGCTGTAGCAGAATTAGCATATGCACAAGATAAGGCAAATGACGGTGTAGGTGCTAAACTATATATTGAGTCAGTAAACAACGATAACTCAGCAGTTATTCATGCTATTGGTGGTAAATTTTATACTGATGTTGTTGATGGCGCAACTAATGCTAATACTGCTTCCAAACTTGTAAAGCGTGATGCTTCAGGCAATTTTGCAGCAGGAACAATTACTGCGGCTTTAACAGGTAATGCGTCTACGGCAACCACAGCAGCAGCACTGACTACTGCTAGAACAATCGGTGGTGTTTCTTTTGATGGTTCAGCAAACATTAACTTGCCAGGTGTCAATGAAACTGGTAACCAGAATACAACTGGATCAGCAGCCACTTTAACAACCGCTAGAAATATTGGTGGTGTTTCCTTTAATGGTTCAGCAAACATTGATCTGCCAGGTGTTAACACCGGTGGCAATCAAAACACTACAGGATCAGCAGCCACTTTAACAACTGCCAGAACAATCGGTGGTGTAAGTTTTGATGGTTCAGCAAACATTGATTTGCCTGGTGTTAACACTACTGGTAATCAGAATACAACCGGTTCTGCTGCAACACTGACTACTGCTAGAAATATTGGCGGTGTTTCATTTAATGGTTCAGCGGCCATTAACTTGCCAGGTGTCAATGAAACTGGTAATCAGAATACAACTGGTTCTGCTGCAACACTGACTACTGGAAGAACAATTGCTATCACTGGTGATTTAACTTATACTAGTGGAAGTTTTAACGGTTCAGCTAACGTAACTGGCGCAGGTACATTAGCAACTGTTAACTCAAATGTTGGATCATTTGGTTCAACTACAGCAGTTCCTGTTATTACAGTAAACGCAAAAGGTTTGGTAACTTCAGTAACAACAGAAAATATTTCAACTTCATTTACTCTTGCTGGCGGAAGTGGATCACCTGTTACAATAGCTGGCGGTTCTACACTGACTGTAGCTGGTACAGCAAATGAAATCAACACTGCTATTTCAGCCGGTCAAGTTCAAATTGGTCTGCCAGATGACGTAACGATTGGTCAAGATTTGTCTGTTTCCAGAAACTTAGTTGTTACTGGTAACCTTACTGTCAATGGTACTACTTCTACACTTGCTACTACTAACACATTAGTCAAAGATACCCTGCTTGAATTAGGCAATGGTACTACTGGCGCCCCTGGTAACGATTCTGGTATTGTTATTGAACGTGGTGATTCAGACAATGTATTCATGGGTTGGGACGAGTCGGCTGATAAGTTTACAATGGGTACAACTACTGGCACTGGCGCATCTACCGGTAACTTAACTATTACTGTTGGTACACTTGTTGCTAACATTGAAGGTAACATATCTGGTGGTACTGTTTCAGGATTATCAGCGGATATCGCAGTTTCTGACGGTGGTACTGGTGCAGGTACATTTACTAGCAACGGTATCCTTTACGGTAACGGAACAGGCGCATTGCAAGTAACTGCTGCGGGTACTAATGGATATTTCTTATACTCAAATAACGGTACACCTGCTTTTACTAACGTTGTGGATGGCGGCACTTATTCTTAAATATATAATATAAAAAGGGAAAAGTTATTTTCCCCTTTTTTGAGGTGACAATATGGATACGAGCAACACACAGAATAATGTACTACTTGATGAATATATTGCTAACCTAAGCAAGTCATTGAGTGATAAAACATTAGAATTTATTTTAATAACTTCAAAATTGTCTGTAGCACTAAAAGAAAAAGAAAAAATGAAGAGTGCTGTATTAGAAAAGACACAGGAAGTTGATGCTTTAAACAAGTCTAATCAAGCGTTAATCTTAGAATTAAATGCAGAAAAAGCAAATATAAAGATACGTGAAGTAGAAGTAATCAAAGAAGTTATCGTTGAGAAAAAAATTTCTAATGATGATATAACAGAATTAGAAGATCGTAATAAAAAGTTACTGCAAGAGTTGCAACAAACTGATACTGTAATTAAAAAATATAAAAAACGAATATCAGATTTAGAGGCAGAATTTAATGTCAACAATAATTAAACCAAAAAGATCGGAAGCAGTAGGTCTTGTGCCAGGCGCCGAGGATTTAGAAATAGGAGAAATAGCATTAAATTCTACTGATAAAAAAATATACACAAAGAAAACTGATGGTACTATAGTTGATATGTCTGGTAGCATTTCTGCATCTGATACTGATGAAACTAATGCAGTTACAAAGTTTACGTTTGCAGATACCTCTACCAGTAGTATGTTTGTAGATTTTGATTCTGAAGCAGGCACTGCAATTATTCAAGTATCAATCAATGCTGATCAAGATTATGGTTTAATTACTCAAGAAGTCGGTGACTTTAATGCAATCGACTATGGAAGTATAGCATAATGGCAACTAGAATTAGATTTAGACGCGGATCAACCGCGGATCACGCAACATTTACGGGTGCAGAGGGAGAATTAACAGTCAATACTTCTAAAGACACATTAGTAGTCCATGATGGTACAACTGTCGGGGGTTTTGAATTGATGAGATCGGATCTTAATAATTTAGGTGCCGGTACTGCAATTCCTGCTGTTAATATAACTGCCGTAGATTGCGGCACATACACTTAGGATATAAATTATGCCAACAATATTACAATTAAGACGCGGAACTACTGCGGAACATGCAACATTTACGGGCGCTGTTGGTGAAGTTACCGTTAATACAACAAAAGATACTATAGTAGTCCATGATGGCGCCGTTGCTGGTGGCTATGAACTGGTATCTCTGGCAGCAACTCAGACTTTGACTAATAAAACACTTACTAGTCCAACTTTAACAACACCTGCTCTTGGTACTCCTGCTTCTGGCACATTAACAAATGTCAGCGGTCTGCCTCTTACAACAGGTGTTACAGGCACTCTACCAGTTGCTAATGGTGGCACTGGTATAACTTCTTTAGGTTCAGGTGTGGCTACTTTCTTAGGTACACCTTCAAGTGCAAACTTGTTAGCGGCAGTAACGAATGAAACTGGTACAGGTGCATTAGTATTTGGTACTAGCCCAGCAATTACAACATCTTTAACTACACCAAGCACTTCGTTTGATCTTATTAATACAACTGCTACTACAGTTAATTTTGCCAAAGCAGCAACTGCTCTTTCTATCGGTGCAGCAACTGGTACAACTACTGTTAACAATGCATTAACTGTTACTGGCGATTTAACTGTTAATGGCACAACTACTACTGTTAACGCTACCACTATTACTGTTGACGATAAAAATATCGAATTGGGTTCTGTTGCAGTTCCTTCCGATATTACTGCCGATGGTGGTGGTATCACTCTTAAAGGTGCAACTGATAAAACTCTTAACTGGGTTAGTGCCACTAATGCGTGGACATCATCTGAAGATTTTAACCTGTTAACAGGTAAAGTTTATGAGATTAATGGAACAACAGTTCTATCTGGATCAGCATTGGGAACTGGAATTACTGATTCTTCATTAACTTCTGTTGGTACTATTGGTACTGGTGTTTGGCAAGGTACATTGATTGGTGCTACTTATGGTGGTACTGGTGTTAATAATGGTTCAAATACATTAACTCTTGCAGGCAATGTTTCACATGCTGGTTCATTTAATCAGACGTTTACTGCTACTGCTAATACTTCTGTAACATTACCAACTACTGGTACTTTGGCAACTCTTGATGGTGCAGAAACACTTACTAATAAAACACTTACTAGTCCAACTTTAACAACACCTGCTCTTGGTACTCCTGCTTCCGGCACATTAACGAATGCAACTGGCTTGCCAATATCCACTGGTGTTTCTGGTCTTGGTACAAACGTAGCGACCTTTTTAGGTACACCATCAAGTGCAAACTTGTTAGCGGCAGTAACAGATGAAACTGGTACAGGTGCATTGGTATTTGCCACCAGCCCAACCTTGGTAACCCCTGTTTTAGGAACACCATCAAGTGGTACATTAACAAGTTGTACAGGTCTTCCTATTAGTACTGGTGTATCTGGTCTTGCTTCAGGTGTAGCAACCTTTTTAGGTACACCATCAAGTGCAAACTTATTAGCAGCAGTAACAAATGAAACTGGTACAGGTGCATTGGTATTTGCCACCAGTCCAACATTGACCACGCCAAACATTGGCGCTGCTACTGGTACCTCACTGACTACGACTGGCGCCGATGGTATTTTAGTAAGAGCAGCGGCTACTCAAGATGGGGTTCAACTCAAGGGCCGTGCTGGCGGTACTGGAAGTTTTGAAGTTGTTATTTCTCCTACTACTCTATCAGCCGATCGTACTGTTACTCTTGCAGATGGCAATACAACCCTTCAAACTGGTACCATGGCAGTAACTGGTACAAACTTGTCTCAGTTTGCTGCAACAACATCATCACAGTTAGCTGGTGTTATCAGTGACGAGACCGGATCTGGTGCATTGGTATTTGCTACAAGCCCAACATTGGTAACACCAGCATTGGGCACTCCTGCTTCTGGTGTAATGACCAATGTAACTGGTACAGCATCTGGATTAACTGCTGGTAACGTAACAACCAATGCGAATTTAACTGGGCATGTTACATCGGTCGGAAACGCTGCTGTTCTTGGTTCGTTTACTTCTTCTCAACTTGCTACTGCATTAACAGATGAAACTGGATCTGGTGCTGCTGTATTTGGTACTAGCCCAGCAATTACAACATCTTTAACTACACCAAGCACTTCGTTTGATCTTATTAATACAACTGCTACCACTGTAAACTTTGCTGGTGCAGCAACTACTCTTTCTATCGGTGCAGCAACTGGTACAACTACTGTTAATAATGCTTTAACTGTTACTGGCGATTTAACTGTTTCTGGAACCACAACTACTGTTAATACAGAAACAATCAATCTCGCTGATAACATCATTACACTTAATAGTAATGAGGCAGGAACTCCATCGCAAAATGCAGGTATTGAAATAGAACGTGGCACTTCCACTAACGTTGCTCTTCAATGGAATGAGAGTTCCGATATTTGGGAATTTACAACAGACGGAACTAACTATATCCCAGTTGTTGGTACCACATCAACCCAGACTTTAACTAACAAGACACTTACTAGTCCAACATTAACGACACCAGCATTGGGTACTCCAAGTTCAGGCACACTGACAAGTTGTACAGGTCTTCCTATTAGTACTGGTGTTTCTGGTCTTGCTTCAGGTGTTGCTACATTCTTGGCCACACCGTCAAGTGCAAACTTGTTAGCGGCAGTAACAAATGAAACTGGTACAGGTGCATTAGTATTTGCTACAAGTCCAACATTGGTAACACCAGCACTCGGTACACCAAGTTCAGGCACACTAACAAGCTGTACTGGTCTTCCAGTTAGTGGCATAGCTGCTTCTACTTCTACTGCACTTGGTGTAGGTAGTATTGAATTGGGTCACGCATCTGATACTACTTTATCTCGTTCATCTGCCGGTGTTCTTGCTGTTGAGGGTGTAATTGTTCCAACTGTATCTTCTACTAGTACTTTAACAAATAAAACTTTAACGTTCCCTACTATTGATAATATCAAAAAGGGATTCACAAGCACTGCAACTGCTGCTGGTACAACTACACTAACTGCTACAAGCAATTTCAATCAAAGATTTACTGGTACAACTACACAAACAATTGTTCTTCCTGTCACTAGCACTCTAGCAGCAGGTGTTGCTTATGAAATTGAAAATGCTTCTACTGGTAACTTAACAGTAAACTCGTCTGGTGGTAATCTAGTCATAACAGTAATTCCAGGTGTTAGTGTACAATGCAGGTGTATTGGTACTACATTAACTACAGCCGCAGATTGGGATGCGGAATACAATGAATTCAATGCGATTACGGGAACTGGTTCTGTAGTTTTATCAACTAGCCCAACATTGGTAACACCAGCACTTGGTACTCCCTCAAGTGGTACATTAACAAGCTGTACTGGTCTTCCAGTTAGTGGTATAACTGCTTCTACTTCTACTGCCTTGGGTGTTGGTAGTATTGAACTTGGTCACGCATCTGATACAACTTTATCTCGTTCATCTGCGGGTGTTCTTGCTGTTGAGGGTGTAGTTGTTCCAACCGTTTCTTCTACTAGTACTTTAACAAATAAAACTTTAACAACACCAGTACTAAATAGTGCTGTTGTAAATAATAACAATGCAGTTTCTGCTGCGGGTTCTACACAGGGAACTGCTACAGCTCTTACAGTGGACTATAATGTTATTACTACAGTTGCTGCAAGCACAGGGGTAGTTCTTCCAACAGCCACTGCTGGTCGCAGAATTGTAATTGTCAACAAGGGTGCAAACACTCTTAGTATCTATCCTGCAACTGGTGGAGCAATCAATGCATTATCAGCAAACGCAGCAATTCAGGTTGCAGCAAATGGCTCAATTGAATTGATGGCATCATCAGCTACACAGTGGTATGCTATTGCTCGGATTGAAATTTTTAACTCTGCGGGAACTTTATTGAACTAAGGAATTAGTAAATGCCTATGATTATTAAACCGAAAAGAAGTGAATCACCTGGCGCACCTACTTCTGAGGATCTGGAAGTGGGTGAGATTGCAATGAATTTGGCAGATGGCACCCTATACTCTAAAAATAGTGGTGGAACTATTGTACAACTAAAAAGTTTTGATGCTGATTTATTTTCAATACCAGATTCGGTTGATTTGGGAGATTTAACTACAGGAACAGTCTCTAGAGACCTTGGAGCAATTATCTAATGGCATTATCATCAAGACAGGACTTAATTGATTATTGTTTAAGAAGACTTGGGTTTCCAGTAATTGAAATCAATGTAGATGAAGATCAGGTTTCTGATCGCATTGATGATGCCTTACAGTTTTGGTATGAGTATCATTTTGACGGTCGTCAAAAGACATTTATCTCACATCAAATTACAGGTGATATTGTAAAGTTGGCTAGTGTTTTAACTAATCAATTTGATGTGGGTGAAACAATAACTGGACAGACATCTGGTGCAACCACCGTAATTAAAGGTGCTGCTAATTCGACTGATTTTCAATGTGAAGATACAAAAGGAACTTTCATTGCAGGAGAAACTGTGATAGGTTCTTCTTCAGGAGCATCAGCAGCTTTACACAATACTACACCATTCACCGCTGGTGACATGAGTAATAAGTATATATCAGTTGGTAATGGTGTATTATTTATTACTCGTATGTTCAATTTTGGTGGAGCCGCTACAAGTACTACAAGAGATGGACAGTTATTTGATCTAATGTATCAATTCAGACAGAATGACTTGTATAATTTACTTGGCGCTGACATGATTTATTATACAGCAGTACAATCCCATTTGTCAACACTTGAACAACTATTAGTCAATCAAAGACAGATTCGTTTTAATAGAAAAATGAATCGGGTATATGTTGATACGGATTGGGATTTAACTTTCAATCCTGGTGATTTTGTAGTTCTCGAATCATATAGTATTGTAGACCCAACAGAATTTTCTGAGGTTTATGATGACATGTTTCTGAAAAAATACGCAACTGCTCTTATAAAAAGACAGTGGGGCGAGAACATGAAAAAGTTTGGAGGTATATTACTTCCAGGCGGTGTCACACTTAATGGAGATAAGATTTACGAAGAAGCTATAGTTGAGATTGAAAAAATCGAACAAGATATGCAACTCAAGTATGAACTTCCTCCAACCTTTATGATAGGGTAGTAACATGCCCACAAATTTCTATTTTCAATCAGGGAATACTAGCGGTACTACATCTGAACAACGTTTAATAGAAGACTTGATTATTGAGAGTCTAAAAATATACGGTCACGATGTATTTTATCTTCCTCGTACTCTAGTTAAAGAAGACACCATTTTTGATGAAGATACCTTGTCTAAGTTTACTCAAGCGTATCCATTGGAAATGTACCTTGAAAATGTAGAAGGTTTTGGTGGTGATGGAGAGTTATTCAGTAAATTTGGTCTTGAAGTAAGAGACAGTGCAACTTTTATATTAGCTAGACGCAGATGGGATGAATTAGTAATAAGTTCAGGCGGTACATTTACACAAATCACACGCCCGTCTGAAGGTGATTTATTATACTTTCAAAAAACTAATTCACTGTTTGAAATTCGTGAAGTAGAATTCAACAATCCTTTTTATCAAGTAGGCAAACTTTACACTTACAGATTGAAGTGTGAATTGTTTGAATACAGTTCTGAAGTTATTGAAACTGGTATTGCTGAGTTGGATGCGAATGCTGAAGAAGATAGTCTTGATATGTTAATTCATCAATTCTTGTTGGAAGATAATACCTTATTCTTACTTGAAGATTTCTCTAGTTTAATACTTGAAAGTTATTTAACAACTAATAGTGATGCACAAACTGATTCTGAAGATTTTAGAAATTTCAATAATATTGAAGACATTTTAGATTTTTCTGAAGTGAATCCTTTTGGAGAAATAATCTAATGTTTAAAAATGTACAATTTTATCATCAACACATAAAAAAAGCAATCACTGCTTTTGGTACAATATTTTCTAATATTAACATAAATCGTATTGACGGTAATGATGTCACTCAACAAGTACTGAGAGTTCCGTTAGCATATTCTACTAAGCAAAAGTTTTTATCAAGAATCAGAACTACAGCAGATGAAAGAAAAGATTTAACTGCAATACTTTTACCTAGAATGGGTTTTGAAATACAATCTTTTCAGTATGATGTAGCTAGAAAAGTAAGCCCTATACAAAATAATAAAGCAATAATAGACGGAGCACCTGCCACTGGTGTTAGCAGATCGTTTGTATCTACACCTTGGAATATGACATTATCGTTATATGTGTTTGCAAAAAATCAAGAAGATGGTCTACAAATCATAGAACAAATTCTTCCATTTTTTAATCCAGATTTTAGCATTACCGTAAATGAACTTCCTGAGTTAGGAATAAAAAGAGATATTAAAATCACATTAGATAGCGTAAACTATGATGACAATTATGAAGGTGAGTTAGCAGCAAGACAAACTATTATATGGACTTTAGATTTTACTATGAGAATAAATTTTTATGGCAATGTTTCAAATCAAAAAATTATTAGAGAAGCAATTGCTAATGCGTATACGGGTTTAGAATCTGAAACAGGAACTAAAGTAACTGCTTCAATTGAGGCAACTGGAAATGTAGACCCAGCAACACCTGCTGATCCACATATTTTTGTTGTAAATTTTGAAGATATTTATGAATGATAAACTTTAACTATACATTAAAAAATAGAGTAATTGAAAAGTTACGCATAATATATCGCAATGGTTATATACATGAATTTTGGGTGTACAACTTAAAAATAAATAAGATCGGCGAGTATACTTGGACTGCCTATAAAGAATCAAATAGAATCATAGATTTGCAAGCAAACGAAATAATTTCTATATTTGTTATTAAAAGAAAAAAAGTTTTTTATTGGTCTAAGAAAAGAATATATAAACCGAAACCTAAACTTATAGTTTTAGATATATTTAAGCCTAAACCTATTCAACCTTTAGTTTCTGAAAATATTTCTACAGAAGAAACAAAACAAAAAAAGATACAGTATGATGGGTACACCTAATGAGTACATTTGATAGTTTAGACAATACGTTTAAAGTTTCTCCTACTAGAGCCTTAGATGTAAATTTAAAAAAAACAAGAATTGAAAATAACTTGCCATCTCCTTTACCTGATCAAGAAAAAGATTTGGAAAATGATTTTCAAGATGCTAGAGACATATTAAAAAAGACTGCTGACTACAGTGATCAGGCGATACAGGGTATATTGCATATCGCAAAAAACAGTGATTCACCTAGAGCATATGAAGTAGCAGGACAGTTAATTAAAACGCTTCAAGACAGCGCACAAAGCATGTTAGATATTCAAGAAAAGAAAGCAAAAGTATCTGCAATCAAAAAGATACCTGTAGGAAACAGTGTAACAAATAATAATCTATTTGTAGGAAGCACTAAAGATTTATTACGAGCATTAAATAAAGATGTTATAGAAAATGAGTGATGAAAAAACTTCATATCATGGTAATCCGAATCTAAAAAATATCGGTCATGAGCATTCTTTTACAAAAGAGCAACTTCAAGAGTATCTCAGATGTAGAAAAGATCCTATTTATTTTATAGAAAACTATTGTCATATTGTTACCCTAGATCGTGGCTTACAATTATTTAAACTCTATGAGTGTCAAAAGAAAAAAGTAGATATAATATTAAATAATCGTAAAGTTATTCTCATGGAGGGTAGACAGCAAGGCAAAACGGTTACTGCATCTGCGTGTATTCTTCATTACACTATATTTAATGCAGATAAAACTGTAGCTATCATGGGTAACAAGACTGCTTCTGCTAGAGAAGTGTTAGCACGTTATCAGACAATGTATGAAAACTTACCTATATGGATGCAACAAGGCGTTAAGACTTGGAACAAGGGTGACATTGAGTTAGAGAATAACTGTAGAATATTTACCGCAGCTACAACCACATCTGGTATTCGTGGTAAATCGGTAAACTGGTTGTACATTGACGAAGCGGCAATCATTCCAAACAATGTTGCGGATGAGTTCTTTGCTTCTGTGTATCCAACAATTTCTGCGGGTGAAACTACTAAGATTCTACTTACTTCAACTCCTCTAGGTTATAACCACTTCTGGAAGTTTTGGAATGAGTCAGAAAAAGGCAGTAATGGTTTCATCAATCACTTTATTCCTTATACTGAAATTCCAGGTAGAGATGAGAAATGGGCAGAGGAACAATTAAAACTTCTTGGTGAGTTGAAATTTAACCAAGAAGTGTTATGTGCGTTTCTTGGTTCATCTAACACTCTTATTAACGCTAGAACAATAGCAACATTGAGTTCTAAAGAGCCTATATTTTATAATGAAGATGGATTATCAATATATGAAAATCCAGCAGAAAAACATTATTATTGTATAGTTGTTGATACCGCAAGAGGCATAGGTAGTGATTACTCAGCATGTGTTGTTATTGACATAACAGATATGCCATATAAAATTGTAGCAACATATAGAAACAATAAGATTGCTCCTCTACTTTATCCTGAAGTTATAGCAAAGCTAGGTAGAGAATATAATAATGCATATGTTCTTTGTGAAAATAATGATATTGGTGGACAAGTAATAGAAATTTTACATGAAGAAATAGAGTATGAAAATCTATTTAGTACAGTTACAGAAAAAGCAAGACAATTTGTTTCACCTGGTTTTGGTCGCTCTAGTAGACTGGGTGTTAATACTTCTAAGCAAGTAAAGAGACAAGGATGTTTTAACTTTAAGTCTTTAATGGAAGAACGTAAATTATTATGTTTTGATGCTGAAATTATACATGAAATATCAACATTCATTGAAAGGGGACAAACATATCAAGCAGACGAAGGATATCATGACGATCTTGTTATGTGTCTTGTTTTGTTTGGATGGTTATCAACTATGCCCTTTTTTAAAGACTTAGTTAATGTTAATACTAGAGATCAGTTATATAACAAACAGATACAATCAATTTCACAAAATTTGACTCCTTTTATTGTGCATAAAGCAACAGATGAACCCAAAGGAGAGGTTATTGATGGTGATTATTGGATTACCGGTGAGTGGCAAGACAAGTTTCGTGAGAATGGTTTCAAATATTAATTTTTATAAATAACAGATGAATACAAAGTAAGAAGAACATTTTATATAATCTGTTTATAAACGAGGAGAAAAAACATGGCTTTTCAGCTATCGCCTGGTGTACAGGTAACAGAAAAAGATTTTACCTCTGTTGTTCCAGCAGTTGGAGCATCTATTGGTGGATTCGCGGGTGAATTTAGATGGGGACCTGCTAATGAAGTAGTTACAGTTAGTTCTGAAAATGAATTACTGACTAGATTTGGTAAGCCTCCAGTCAATAATAAAGGTTGGTTTTCAGCCGCATCATTTTTAGCGTATACAAATACATTAAAAGTGGTTCGTGCTGTCAACAGTACTTCACGAAATGCAGGTTCTACTGCCGGTGTTCTTATTGACAATGAAGATGTGTATGATACTAGCCATTCAACTGGTCAGGGCAGCAACGGAATGTGGGCTGCAAAATATGCAGGAGTATTGGGAAATTCAATTAGGGTTGAAATGGCAGATTCAGCAGGACCAGATCCTGTTCGTGCATTAGGAACAGTTGCAATTACTAGTACTGGTGGCGCTTTTTCTTGTGCTAA